AACACAAGAAGACTTGGGAAAACTAATCTTAACAGTTTACTGATATGGCAGACGCTAAAATCTCAGCACTAACAAACCTAACGGCAGCCGATGCAATAAATGACATGATCCCGATTGTGGACGTGTCGGATACCCCACCAGCCTCGGGGAATACCAAACGCATCAGCATCAACAACATCCTCTCATCCTCGCCAACCGCGAGTGGAGCACTGACTGTCACCGGACTCGTTACCGCTGGCTCCGCCACCATCACCGGCGATCTGACGGTGGCGACGAGTGTTCTAAAGGTTGATTCTGCTAACACGCGAGTTGGAATCAATACCACCTCAATCAACGGTGGCCCTTTCAACGTTAAAATCTCATCTGCAATCGACGCAAAGTTTGTTGTTCAGGATGGTTTTACCACTGGAAACGTGCGCCTTGCTGCTGTTGATAACGCTTACAGCACTTACAAGATAATGGACTACAGCGCGTTGTCCCATGCTTGGTATAACGGCGGCACCACCGCCATGACCCTCGACTCTACGGGGTTGGGCGTGGGGCGTACTGCTGCCACCTACAAGTTTGAGGTGCTTGGAAACGCGCAGGTAATTCAGTCGAACTTCACTGATGTTGCGTTTCGTATTTCGCAGGGTGCTTCAACCACCGGAAATAAGGCCCAACTTCTTTTCACTGATTCAAGCGGAACGATTGGTAATATCACAAGCTATGGATCTGCTTATGGTGGCGGTCTAAGCGGTGCATTGGCAATCGGAACTGGTGGAACTGATCGACTCTATGTTGATAGTGCGAGCAACGTCGGCGTGGGGATTAGCACATTCGGAACCTCTGCTGCTAAAGTTCTCGGTCTTGCAAACGCTACCGCTCCAAGCACCTCCCCTGCTGGAATGGGTCAACTCTACGTCGAATCCGGTGCGCTGAAGTTCCGTGGAAGCTCTGGCACCATCACCACAATCGCAGCAGCCTAACAAATACCAATATGACCATCCTCTGGATCATCGAACGCCTTCTCGTTAAGCCGACCGAAGGCAGCAACCCCGATGTCGTAATCACCGCCGATTGGCGATGCAACGGCACTCAGGATCAATACAGCGGCACCTGCTACGGATCCTGCTCGTTCCAACCGCCGACTGGTGAGTTTACGCCTTACGAAGACCTGACGCAGGCGCAGGTCTTGAACTGGTGCTACGCCAACGGAGTCGATCAAGCGGCCATCGAGGCGAACGTGACGCAGCAGATCGAGAATCAGATCAATCCGCCCGTGGTTACGCTGCCGTTGCCGTGGGTGCCGGTGCCGCCTCCGGTTAAGGTTGCGGAGCCTGTGGTTATCGCTGACGCTCCCTCCGCATGATCAAGATCGAACTCACCCAGGAGCAGGCCAATAGCCTCCTCCAACTCATCGACATTGCGGTTAAGGCTGGTGGCGTTGCTAACGCCCGTGCAGCCCTTCCGCTTGTGGACCTCATAGTCGCAGCCGCACAGCCTAAATCCGAGTAATGGAACCAACGAACAGCAGCACCAGCCCTGGACTCAGCCTAGCAGCAGCGGCAGGTGCCACCGCTGTTTCGTTTATTCCGTGGCTTACCGAATGGGTAAGGCTTATCACCGCGCTCATTGGCTTAGCCTGCGCCTGTTACGGAGCCTATAGGCTGTTCAAATCCAAATGAAAAACACGAAAACAACTCTCGCCGGTGTAGGTGCCATCCTCGTTGCTGTTGGTGGGGCTCTTAAGGCCCTGTTCGACGGTGACCCGACAACCAACCTCGACCTGACTACCACTATCGCCGCGGTCACCGCTGGCATCGGCCTCATCTGGGCCAAGGACGCCGAGAAGAAGTCCGAGTGAACTGGATCTACCAGATCCTGAAGGCCCTGCTCGACTGGTTCCGAGAAACACCCTCCACCGATGTGCAACATGGTAAAGCACCTGATGATCTCAAGAGCGATCTGGCTGGCCGTGTTGCCGATCTGCCTGGGCTGCCAGCAGACGAAGGTGGTCCTGGTCCCTTCCGGTGATCCGGTGATGCTGGCCAAGCCGGTGAAGGCCAGCGTCTATGCTTTCGATGCCGACAAGAAGCTGGTCGGGCCATCCCGGGTAACCCTCCCGGCCGGCTGGTACGTCCTACCCAAGAAATAAAACTATGGCCCAGCAAACGATCAACATCGGCACCATCGCCAACGACAATACCGGGGACACCCTCCGCGGCGCCGGTGAGAAAATTAACGACAACTTCGATGAGTTGTACGCCGCCCTGCCGCTGGTCACACCAACGACCTGGGTGCCGACCCTCATCGACTCAGGCGGTGGCCGCACCTTCACCATCACCACCAACACCGCCCGACACACCACCATCGGATGTGTGACCACCTTCACCGCGGACGTCACCGTCAACTCTGTGACCGGATCCGCCACAGGCAACCTCCGGCTGTCGCTGCCTGATGCCGTGACCTACGAGGCCGCCGCGGCGGTGTGGCTGACTAACGGAACCAACCAGGCCAAGACCGCCATCATCGCTCGCCTAATCGCCGGCACCAGCTACCTCGAGCTGTCGCACTTTGAGACCGGAGCCGCCGCTAGCCTGGCCGGCCATCTCCAGGCCACCAGCCGCCTGATAGTCTCTGGCACTTACTTCACCACCTGATGACCACCATCGGATCCAGTCTCCAGCAGGGCATGGCGGTGCTCCAGCAAATGCTGGGGGCGCCGATGTTCATCTGGCAGGGGACGTCGATCCGGTGCATCCCGGCAGCGGTCAACGATGCCAACGTGCCCATCTCCGGTGGGTTCCAGGACAACGTGACATCCAGGATCCTGGTCATGTTCTCCGACTGGAAAACCTGCGACAGCACCCTGGTCTCGATGGACTCGACGCTCTACACGCTCGACCAGGGCACGACCTTTTCCCGGCTGCTCAAGGAAGACGGCCTGTTCATCCTCCAGGAGAACAGCGACCGCATCGCTCTCACCTTCTGCAAGCCGAGGCCGGTGGTCGGTAGGACTCTGGTCTATCAAGGCCGGACCCTCCGCATCCTGTCCTGCCGTGTGGATGCCTCCGGCGCCTACTACAACCTGGAACTGGGGGCTAAGACCAAGTGAGGCCCGTTGTTAACATGACGGTCGACTCGAGTAAGTTCGACGCTGCTATGAAGCAGTATCTGCTGACGACGAGCCGCGATCTTCACAAGGCCATCAATAGCCGGTTCTTCTACCTGATGGTCCGGCTGTTCGTTTTGGTGCCGCCCAAGAGCCCGGGCCAGGAGCGCCGCAGGATCGCCGACTACCTGGGCACGCCCGTAGGTGACATCAACCGCAAGTCTAAGAAGACCGGCAAGCGGATCGGTAAATCCCGCATCCTTCGCCGGGTGCACCTCATCGCTCAGTCGAAGGAAGCCAAGGGCGGTCGCCGCGGCCTCTATGGCGAAGAGATGAAGGCAGCAGCCTCGGCCCTGATGCGGAAGGCCATCGGGTCGGTCGGCTACCTCCGATCCGGTGTGGTGAAGATGATCCGAGTGTACAACAAGGGCTTCAGCCAGTTTCAGAGCGCCAAGTGGAAACCGCTGTCGAAGCCTCCCGGCTACAAGGCGCCGAAGCAGACCAACGCCGCCCTGGTCTCACTTGCTAACCAGTACGGCCTCAACGAAGAGAACGTCGCCACGCACAAGGGCACCAAGGCCCGAGGATTTCAGGCTGTCCCAGGCTTCAACCCGACAGCCTCGGTGGTAATGACCGCGGGTATTGCTGACAGCCAATACAACCGGGTGGCCGGCATCTACAACACGGCCATGCAGAAGGCCTTCGACGACGAGACGACGGAGATGGTCAACCACATGACCGAGGCCCTCCTGGCTAACGGCAAGGTTCTCGAAGACAACGGGATCACAATCAAATGAACGCCGTAGCCCTAAGAGCCGAAAGAGCCCTGGTCGACTACCTGGCAGCAGCCAACTGGTCGGCCTCCGGCGCCGGCACGCCCACCTGCCTCACGTCCTACAGCCGCGGCCTCTACGACGACCCCGACGACCAGGACGTCATGCCCAACTTCCCGCGCCTGGTAGTCTCAACCAACTCAGCCAGGCCAATGCAGCGCACCGACTTAACCTGCGAGGTCGAGATTGCCGTCGAGCTACAGCTTTCGGCCGACGACACCGACGAGGCCGCTGTGCTAACCACCGTCCAGGTGCTCGACAACCGGATCCTGCCGCTATTCGACGACACCGGAGCCTCTGCCCTCGATGCCGCGGCAAACGATCCCAGCGGCCCGTTTACGGCGCAATTTGCCGCCCCTCTGGACTTTGGGGCATCCTCAATCTCTAATCGGTCCAGGACGTTTACCAGGACCTTCACTCTTTACTGCAGCGCAACCATCTAACACCACACACGCATGGCTAATTCACAAGGACTCGCATATCAGTTTGGTTCACCGGCTACGGTGACCATGTATTCAAGCGACAATACCACTGCAATTTTTAGCAGCCTCGCTCAGATTGAAAGCTACGATCTGACCCATGATGCTGACACTGAAGAGGTGCGAAACAGCGCCGGCGAGGTGGTTGGGCACATCGGCTATAATGAACGGGTGACTCTCAATCTGAACCTGATTCCTGCCGGAGCCAATGCTGCCGCCGCCCTGGCGTTTTGTTCTCTTGGCCCGGTGAATGCCACGGTCAAAATCAGCGGTGCTCCCGCAATCAACATGATGGGCAAGACCGACATCCTCAACACCGACGACATCGCGAGCGGTGGCCGGTTTATCTATGGCGGCGGCGGATCGGTCAAAATGACCCAGAGCGGCAAAGCCATGGTCTCGATCACTGTCAAGAAGTTCAAGAACCTGACCGCAGGCGCCGCTGTTGCCTTGAACGTGTGAGCAGCCTGGCCGCCATCCTGAACGCAACTGCGAAGCCCTGTCCGATTGTGATAGGGTTGCGCATGGTGCCGTTTACTGTCGGCCACGCTATCCTGCTGCATCGTCTGGGATCCCCATTCGTCACCGGAGGCCGGGCCAGCGCTAACGACCTGGTCGAGGCTGTTGTCGTGTGCAGTCAATCCGCAGAGGAGTCTATCAAGACCATGGCCTCGGTGTTCCGGTGGGTGCCGCTCCGGCTGATGCGCAAGAAGGTCAGCAAGTCCGACCTGGTCAAGGAATGCCAAATCCTCCAGGAATGGATTGGAGACAAATCCGACTGCCCAG